AAAACATCCTATATGCTTATTCATCAATTATCATCTGGTAGTTGGGGTAAAATGAATGAATTAGAAGAAGAAATGGAGAATTTAAAAGAGCTAATGAATTCAATAAAAAAAATATATAAGGAAAATACTAATATTCCTAGAGGAGAACTTAATGAAATATTAAAACATGATTTATGGTGGAATGCTGATATATGTTTAGCAAAAGGATTAGTTGATGAAATAAAAACTACAGATAAAAAATATAAGTTTTCTAAAGGTATGATTACATTTTAATATTATTTAGTATTATTATTAAATTATTTAAAAAAAAATTACTATAGTAATAAAATGGAAAATAAAAACATTGAATTAGTTAAGGGTTTATTAGATAAATTTCTTGCCGGGGACGCTCAAGGATATATTGATGGATGTCATGAAGATTTTTATGGAAAAGTATTTAGTGGATTAATTCCCGGAGGGGATGAAATTAAGGGTAAAGAGGAATTAACAAAAATGTTCGAATTAATGCCTAAATATATGGAAATTAAAAAATTTGAACCAGTTAATTGGTGTTGTGTAGAAAATACTGTATATTTTACAGTAAATTGGGAATTTATTTGGAAACCTACTAATCAATTAGTAAAAACTAGTGCTAATGTAAGAAAAGTGATAGTTGATAATAAGATTAAGGAAAAATATCATATTGTTCATTTCCAAGATGTAACGGGTTGTTCTGTACATTGGACATATCATGAAAAACATAATTGTTAATTACCACAACAATCTTTTTCATTTAGTTTTTTAAATCCTAAGTCTTTATCTATATTAGATAAATCCATATCTTCTAATTTTTTTTTACTCATTTCTTCCAAATATTTCGCCGACTTTAAGTTTATTAATTTTTTATATATATCTTTTGTTATATTGTCTTTTAAATTTGCAAATTTATTATCACTATACTCTGCTTCCACCCAATCGGGTACTATATATTTACAACGCTGTTTTGTTTCCACAATTTGTTTCTCTACACCATCTATGAATTCAACCGCATTTAAATTAGCTTTAGGATTCAATTTTTCAAATCTTAATTTTGTTATTATTTGATCAAATGCTTCTGTAGCATTTTGATGTGCCTCACTTTTTGTAGAATATTCAAAAGCATTTGAAAATGATTGAAATAATGTTGTTATAGAAGCCATTACACCAACAGATATTGTTAATATATCACTATATTCATTTAATGTATCGGTTGATGCTAAAAATGAACCAATTCCACTTAAACTACTTAATATTATAGAAGGAATTGTAAAAAAACGATCAACATGAGTATAATGACGACTACACATCCAATGTGTTTGCCTTTTTAATTCACAATATTTTTCCAGTTTTTCATATATTTTTTCTATTTCCTTTCTATTATATAATATTTCATTACTAATTTGGGTATTATCTTCATTATTTTCCGTATTTTTATTTTTAATTATATCATTTTTATTTATATCATTTTTATTTATATCATTTTTATTTATATCATTTTTATGTAGTTTTTCATATATTTTAATAATCTCACTTTCATCATAAATAATTATTTCCTTACAATCTTCTTTAAATATTGGTAAATAACCATATCCATTTATTATTCTATCTAAATTAGTATATTCTTTTGTTTTTGTGTTTTTATCTTTTTTTTTATCCTTATTTATGTTTTTATTTTCTATAACTATATTTAAATTATATTTTTTATCTTGTATTTCAGTTAATATATCTATATATATATCACTTAATATTATATCATTTGATATAGTTATATTGCTTATTTTTTTCAATTTATGTGTTGTTTTATTTATTATATCATATAAATGAATGTTATTATTAATAATTTTAATACTGAATAGTTTTTTTTGTTTTTTTATTTTACTTAAAAGTAAATAGTTATCATACATTGTTGTAAATATTTCATTTAAATCATCTATATTATAGTATTTATTATCCATATAATCTTGTTTTGTTATTTCAGATTTATAGTATAATTTTAACTTATTATCTATATTTTGAATATTATAATAACCCATATTTATAATAAAAAATTCATCAGCCATTTTATCACATCTTATTTTTATATTTTTTTCTAATACATTATCATCAAATAATGTTATTATTTCTTCATAAGATTTATCTATAATAAAATAATAAATAATCTCTTCTGAATTATCTTCTTTTTCATATATAAGATAAAGTTGTGAATGCAAATTAGATAAATACAAATTACTATATAAATCTTCTACAAATGTTGTTTCTATTATATTTTCAGTTTCATCAGACATTTTATATTTATTTCATTATTAATTATTATTTTTTTAAACGCACTATACATCAGTACTAGTAGTATATACATTAGTATTTACTAATTTACCATTATCTATATAAAAATCCAAATGATGATATGTATTTTCTGTATAATTATTTCTTTCATCTAAATATGGTATTCCAGTATCGTCTTCCTTAGTATGTTTTGTTTTATATTTATGTACTAAAACCGTTTTATTTTCAAATTGTTTTTTTGTAATACCATTTTCACTAAATCCATATTTTTTCAAATCATTTTTACTAGTTTCATCCCAAGATGTTATAAAAGCCCCTAATGGTCTATGTGTTTTTATCATATTATAATTTAAAATCTATTGTTTAAATACTGGATTTTTATCTACAATAAAGCCACAATTATCATTGTTATAAATTATATTATTAACTACAACTCTAAAATTTATAGAATGTCTCATTTTATTACCTCTAATATCACTCATATGACATATATTTTTATTAAAAATTAAAAAATCACCTTCATTAAAATCTAAATAAAATAATTGCGTATTATTTTTAAACCAATCAATACTAAAAGTTTCTAAAATAAGCGAATTAGATTCATATTTACAATTTTTACATACTTCTATTTTATTATTTCTACACCTAATAGTATAACTAATATTTTTGTATTTATTAAAAATATAATTATTATATACAATAAACATATTTCCTAAATTATTTTCGTTTTTATTTTTAACTAAAAACCATACTTGATATCCATCGTTTTCTATAAGATTCCATTCAATGTCAGTATGAGGCAAATAAGCATATCTAGTTTTAAAATCAAAATAATCAATCACATTGATATTTTTAGTTTGAAATTTTTTATCATCTACTGTATATAATATCTTACTAATTAACTCATTTTTATCTGTAATATTTATATTATCATTTATATTATAAATAGATATATGTTCTTTTAAAATGTTTGGTATATTATTAATATTAATATTAGTGTATTTCATACTATAAATTACTTCATATATTTTAACATTTTTTTTTCTTAAAAAAATATTATATAAAGTGTGACATGTATACTTAAAATTAAAGATAATATAAATAAATATTATAAATATAAATATTATAAAACAGTATGAATATGTCATAAATATATTATATATAATAGTTATATTTATATTTTATATATTTTACAAAATTTTTTATATATTTTTACAAAATTTTAAGGTTTCAAAAAACTGACCCATGATTTTTCTGGGAAAACGGCATTTTTCTTTTTTATTTGAAAATTTTGTAAAGGATTTTCTGAAGAAAATTTTTTTCAAAAAACTTTTTTTTTTTTGATTTCCCCCCCCCCCTTTTTTTTTCGGAGGAAAAATTATACAAAATTATACAAAATTATACAAAAATTATACAAAAATTATACAAAATTATACAAAAATTAAGTAAAATTAAGTATTCAAAATTATACAAAATTATACGAAATTATACATTTTTATACATTTTTATACATTTTTATACATTTTTAATTAAAAATTAAACTATCTAAAATTTAAAATATTTTATATAATTATAATGGTATTTTATGAGTGTAAACGATGTGGATATAATACAAAACATAAAGGTAGTTTTATTAATCATTTAAATCGTAAAAATATATGTCCTAGTATACTAGAGAATGTTAGTATAAATGAAATGAAAAATACTTATGGTTTTGAAATTAGTGAAAATTCCCTCCAAAATTCCTCCAAAACTCCTCCAAAATCCTCCAAAACTCCTCCAAAATCCTCCAAAATCCCTCCGACCGATTCCCTCCAAAATTCCTCCAAAAATCCTCCAAAATCCTCCGAAATTCCTCCAAAATCCTCCGAAATGAAAAGTCCTTTGACTTGCCCTTATTGTTATAAGGAATTTACTAGGAGTGACAATTTGAATCGTCATTACGGTCGATGTAAAATAAAAAAAAAAGAAGAAACAAATAAAAATGAAATAAATGAATTGAAGGAAATTGTAGAGAAGTTGTTAGTAGATAATAAGGGAAACACAAATATTACAAATAATACAACAAATAATATGACAAATAATACAACAAATCATATGACAAATAATATTATAATAAATAATTACGGTGATGAAAATACTAAATATATTACTAGAGATTATATAATAGGACTATTGAAAAACAAACCGGCAAAAATAATACCAGAACTAATAAAATATACTCATTTTAATAACGCGCATCCAGAAAATCAAAATATAAAAATTACAAATAAAAAAGAACCATATGTAAAGGTTCGTAAAAATGACAAATGGGAACTGCAAGATAAAGATGAAACAATATATGATTTAATTGATCGCCAACAAGTACATTTAATGGATGAAGTTGTTGGAAAAAAAATAGAATCATGTTGCAATGATTCTGAAAAAGTAAATATTAAACGCTGTAATGAGTTATATAATGAAGAAGATAAAGAGTATATGAAAAAACTGTATAATGAAAGTGAGTTAATTATTATTAATAATAGTTAAACGCAGTTATTTGTTTTACATTTTTCATTTTGTTTTTTATAATCTTTTGAAAAATTTAATTTACATCTTCTTAATTTTTCATCATTTGTATTTTCTAAAATAATATTAAAGTTTAAATTTAATTCACCTTTTATTTTAACTTTATGATATACACCCATAGGTATATATAATGTATCACCGGGTTTGAGTATATGTTTAGTAATTGTACCATTTTTTGTTTTTTTTGTATAAATAATACGAGTACCGATTAATTGTACTAATATTAATTTTAAACAATCATAATGATAATTAAATGACCAATTATTTTTACTCATTCTTATATAACCGGGTTTTGTAGTATCTTCATTTAGCCCTAATAATTGTACGATTGGTTTATAACCATGTTCCAATATATAATTTGACAAATCATTATTATTAAATATTTGCTTAATTTGATAGCGATAATCCTTACTATTTTTTGTATTTTTCAAAAAATCATTTATAGTAGATTCATTGTATGATATGGCATTTAAACTATTATTTTTATATTTTAAATATGTTATTTTTGATTCTCCAACAGAATTTAAAAATTCATCTTTATCAAAATTTTTTATAATTCTTTTAGGAAGTTGTACATTTATATATGTTTCTTTTTTACTAGAATTATTTAGAATATATAAAAATAATATAGCTATACATATAATTAATATACAATCAAAATTATATTTCATCATATTATATTTCATCATATTATAATTAATCTTTATATTATATAATCATAAAAATAATTAGAATAAGATAAAATAAGTGTATTAATTTATTTTATAAAATAATGGATTCTAAATTTTTATTATGTATTTTAACTAGTTCAAATGAAAAACTTCTAAGAGTTTCTTATGAAAGTGCCTTACACCAAAATAATCATAATTTAGATTATACTATAGTGATAATAGTAAATAGTTTAAATCCCGAATACTACAATGATGTATGTGTTGAATTTCAATCAGATAATGTAGAAATAATACAGACAAAATCTAATGGTAAACCCGGTATGGGTCATAATAGTGTGATTACACTTTTTAAAAATCGTATACAATACGATTATATGTTATTATTAGATGGTGATGATTTCTTGTATCCAAGTGCCTTAGAACAATTAGAAAAGTGTTTTAAAATACATACACATATTGATATGATTTCTTTAAAAAGTACTGATAAATTAAAGTATATTGAAAATGATGAATTAGATTTTTTTGATATAAATTTAAATAATAATTTTTGTATATCAAGTAAGATTTATGTAGAACATAAATTATTTCCTTGGAATAATACACATATGAATTTATCTAATTTTTATAATAATACATTATGCACACCAATACGATTATTCTTACTCCATCGTAATATTTTTAATTATCATAAGGGTGATTTATTTCATAGTGAATGTAAATTATATGATGATTATTTAACATTTTTATATTTTATAAAATACAGTTTTAATCCAAATCTAAAATGTTTTATTATACCCGGTAAATACATATATTTATATAATAGTATTAATATAAACTCGTTAACTCACACTACAGAAGAAAATGATATAGAATTATATGAAACATATAAAAATGAATTTAGTGATTGTTTACTATATTTATCGGATAAATGGGATTTAACAAAATTACCTACATTATATATAAGTCATAAATATGAAAAAAAATATGAATGTAAAATAAATGAAGAAACATATAGTATAAGTATGAATTTGAATTATCCAGATATAGTAAGTGATTTAAACTATTTGTATATAAAAACAAGGGGAATAGAAATTATAAATAATGTAATTCAATCGTATTATGATATAACTTTAGTTAAATTTATGAAAAATAACTTAGATAAATCATTATTTTATGGAAGATTTTTTAATGAATATCAAATAAAAAATGGATATATTAGTTTTATAATACTTTTTAGTATTCATAAAATTTATAATAAGACTATTACTCATGAATATCTAGATATTTTTAAAAAAAATATATTATCAGCACATGCATTTACTAATTTCTATAATATTGATTCTTTACATAATTATATAGATTTTATTAAAAATATAAATGTATAAAAATATATTATTATTATTATATGGAGTTACTATCAGTAATATTAATATTAGGTGGTTTATGTAGTATTTTTATTTTACCATCATTATGTATAATTTGTAACACTACTGAAGGAAAAAAAAATATTTATTATAAGATAGATAAATAAATAGATAAATAAATAAATAAATAAATAGATAAATAAATAAATAAATAAATAGATAAATAAATAAATAAATGATGTGATTATATTACTTTTTGAAAAATACTCTATTAATTGAAATTGGTTCTTTTTTATGTCCAAAATCTAAAAGTAAATTTGTATGATCATATTCATCAATTCTATACGGTTCAATATCTTCTACTATACCTTCAACTATTACATATGTATCATCAATTTTAATACCATTTTCATCTACATCACGACGAACAACATACATTGTTTTTCCTTTTAGAGCTTTTATAATATCACCTAGTTTATATCCTTTTTCTAGTTTAAATTCTTCACGATATTTTTTGATTATACGAATAGGTCTTTTATGAGAACTGAAACATTTTGTATTGATCATATTATCTACACAAAATATTGGTTCTAAAGTTCCAATATCTTCTTTCGATAATTTAGGATAAAAATTTTCTGGAATACTTAAAATAATATCATCTTGATAATCATTTTCATCATTCATATTTTCTTTATTTATAATAGCAACAATTTCATAATTTGGTCCAACATCTGGCAAAAGGGGATTCATAGTGTTTTGATATAATTTTTATATAAAAATCAATTTAAAATAAAATAACCATAATATAAAAATTAAAAATATGAAAATAATATTTATATTTTTATTATTTTTTTTTGATAAAGTTTTTTGAATATCATTTAAATCTTCTATATAAATATAACCCATTATATTTTTGTATATATATATGTATATATATGTATATATTTATATATTTTAAGTGAGTTTTATATATCATGATTTATTAATGATTAATCATCACTTCAGATTCTAAAATTTTAAAATCATGATAATTATATTGATAATAGAATGCTTCAAATTCAAAATCCCAATACAAATTTTTATATGAATCTTTAACAAATTTAATATATTTATCTGAAGGCATTTTATTTTTAATTGAACTCATATTTTTATTATTTTTATTAGAATAAATACACTGTAAATAATGAGTTAATTCATGTAATAATATACGAAACATATAATAATAATGAGTTTTATTAATTAATATATTTTCTGCATAATCACATACTTCACCATTTTTAACAACATAATAGAAATAACCTTGAGCCTTTAGGTGTTTAATTTCTTTAATTGTTACATTAGCATTATATTTATTTTTATAATATAAGTATTTAGTTTTATAATATTGATCAAAATATTCTTTATAATTTATATTTGAATTATTTTGTTTTATATATTTTTTATTTTCTATATTTTCTATATTTTCTATATTTTCTATATTTTCAGTACTTGATAATGTAACTAAAAAGGAATATAAAAATAATAATGGAAATATAGAACGATAATACATTACTATATTATAAGTAATAATAAATCTTTAAGTTTATTAAAAATATTAGTATAAAATATTAGTAGTAAAAATAAAAACAAAAACAAAAAAATAATAAAATTGTAAAATTTAAATAAATTAATCAGATGATGATTTTGGTGCGAAAAATTCTTGGATTTCTTTTCTGAAAAAGAATGCAATTAATAAAATAGCTAAACCTAATAACATCATGTTATTCATATCTAAACCAAATAATCCTCCTTTTTCAACTACTTCTGGTTCTTCAACGTCTTCAGTACCTTCTTCGGATAAAATTTCTTCTGAATCTTCTTGGGCGATTTCATTAGCCATAGCTTGTAATTCATCTACATCTTCAGTTTTTTCAACTGGTGCGTTTTCAACGTTTTGAACTTCATTAGTAAAATCCATTATATATTATATATAATAAAAAAATTATTAAAAAAAAATATTAATTTTTATTAAAAAATATAAATAAATTATTAAATAATTATTTTTTTATATTTTTCCAAAAATTTTCTGAATAATCTATGTCATTTATATCGACATTTTTTTTATCAAAATATTTTTTTTCAAATACATTATTTATTGTTTTTATTGGAATTTTTACTTTTAATGGAGATTTATATTTAAAAATAATATGAGGAAATATCTTGTATACATATAAAGAATTCATTTATTATATTCTTATTTAATAATTTTAAATTAATCAATTTAAATTAATTTAACTTAAAAATTATTATTATTATTATAAAAATCAATTAATACTGGATATTTATAAAGCATATATTCGGCTTTTTCGATATATTTTAAAGTATTTTTAGTATCATTACAATAATAATAACAAATAGCCATATATATATACACTTTTCTATCAATTATTTTATTATTTATTAAAAATAAGCATAATTCTAATGCTTCTTGTTTATTTCCATCACATGTAAAAAGATTTTTTTCTATATCTAAAATACAATTATTATAATATTTTATACATAATTCATTAGCAAAATCTATTAAATATAAGTAGTTTTGAGTTTTTTCTAATTCATCCTTATTTATATTAAATGAACCATCGCCATTTGTTTGAATATGGAGTTCTTCATTAAATACTGGTGTTAATTTATAATAATCTAATATACTTAAATCCCAGTTAATACCGATGCTATCTTCTAAATGTTTAAAAGTATTTATATAATCAGTAATTATATTATAATCTTCGTCATATTTTGATGTATTTATTTTAGAAACTGAATTATGATTAATATTATTATATAAATATATATGATCACTATTAATTATTAATCCATTCATATTTTTATTTAGAACATTATCAATATAATTTAGATAAAAACGGTAATCATCAAGTATATTACAATTTTCACAATATAATAAAGTATTTTGATTAGAATCTATAAATTTTCTCGAACCCATTATAAATCTTATTATAGTTTGAACCCCTTTTTTTATAATATTTGTGCGTAATGGATTAATTAATAAATCAGAATCTGCAAATTTTTTAGGTAAATTATATCCTATTCTTAAATAAAAATTATTATGTAAATATATATCAGAATTATCATATTGTGAAGTATAATCTCGTAATGTATCATTTCCATAAATACAAACTATATCAACATTATTTTTTATTTTAAAACATTTTTCTAATTGATGTAATGCATATGGATATAAGAAATCATCTCCATCTACTGATATTAAATAATCATATTCTTTTTTTTGCCTAAATATTTCAAATAAACTATTATGACCCATACCCGGTTTACCATTAGATTGTGTCTGTATTATTTCTACATTATTTGACTCAAATTCAACACATACATCATTGTAATATTCGAGATTTAAACTATTTACTACTATTACTATAGTATAATCCATAGTGTGTTTATATTGATTTATTATAGTATTATAAGCTAATTTCAATACTTTTTCATTTGAAGATGATAGTAAAGTAATTAAAAATTTATAATTCATATACTAGAATAAATAAAAAATAAAATATAAAAAAACAATAAATATAAATAAAGGATATATAGATTTGTAAATAAATATATTATATATGTTTGATAAATTGACTATAATAATAATAATAGAATATTTATTAAAAGAAATTGATTGTTTAACACCAGTAGAAGAAATATATGAAAGATATTGTGAAGATTTATATAAAATATCTGAATTAAATTTTAATTTAACATATACAACATTTAGACAGAAATTTATTATGAAAATAACAAGTATGAAAAAAAAAGATGTTATTACATTTTGTAAAAATGAAGGATTTATGGGAAGTATAGATTTAGTTAAAAAAGTATTAGGTAGAGAATTAACACAATATGATTATGATCTAGATTGATGTTCTAATTGACTAGTATGACATTTATTTTTATTAAGTTGATTAGAATTTAGTGCTTTCTTACTTTCTTTTAATTTATCTAAATTTGGACAGTTATGAACTTCTGGCATTCTACATGATGAACAAAATGTAGTATCACACCATTTACAATATCCAACAGCTAATGATGGTTGTGAAGTGCATTGTTCTCCTTTGATAATACAAGGACATTTATTTTTTTTTTTCTTTTTCTTTTTTAGAGCGGGTGGACTAGTCTTACTAGGAGTTGGTGGAGGTGTAGTATGTAAGACTTCCATTATGATTTGCTTATTATATAAGTTATAAAAAAATCAATTTAACTAATTTAGAAAAAGAAGGATATAATATAATATAAATGTTAGATAAATTAAATAATTTAGAAGAAGTATTAGATGAATTAGTCGAATTCAGTGGTAAGTTATTTGAAGTAAAAGTTGATAATAATTTACATATACCGGCGTTTTCTTTAATTGAAAATGATTTTAGAGGTAATCCTAGAAATTTAATACTAATTAATGATAGATTAATACCAATGACCAATAAATCAATATTAGCACATATATTAGCTCATGAATATGGTCATCATATATATAATCATGTAAAAATACATCCGGGTAATTTTAATGCTAAACAATTAGAGCATATTGAAAATGAAGCTGATTTTTATGCATTAATGTTTATTGAAAAATATAATTATGATAAGGATGAAATAATTAGTTTTATGTCAGAAACTAGTATTAATAAAGAGATGTCAAGAAATCGTATAGATATTTTATGTGGAAATATTAGTATTATCGAAGATAATTTACATTTACTAGAATAAAATCGATATTTTTATTACAATATATAAAATGTATCAACTAGATCGTTTGGAAAATATTGTATCAGATGATGCTATTCAAAACTTAAGAAATTTTCTAAGAACTAATAAATGGAATTATAAGATACCAGGTGGTTTCTTGACAAATTTTCCACAAAGAAAAGTAAATACTTATGGAAATGGGCAATATGTTGATGATACTGGTATATTATGTGGTCATAAATGGGATTCTACATATTGGACAGCAAAACAAACTCAAAATAATGTATCATTGGAAACTTCTACTGAACCATTACCAGATGAATTATGTAATATAGTACCATTTTTAAGAGACTATTTAAAACAAAAATCACCTAATAACAAAATAAATGATTATACTTTTAATATTGCAGTATGTAATAATTATACAGATCCTTCTATGAATATAGCGGGTCATACAGATGATGACTATTGGTATCCTTGTGAAGTAGATGAAAGACCTATTTTTGTTTCACTAACATTTTACTTAGATGGTACTCCAATAGAAGATAAATATTATTCACGATTTCAATTAAAATTAGATGATAAATGGACTGATATAAAATTAGATGATAATAGTGTATTATTTATGAATTCGGACATACCACATAGAGTAATGAAACATAAGAAAAAAGATATACCCTATTTTAAACCTCGTATTAATATAACCTTACGATCAACATATAATATAAAACAAAATCCACTTTTACATAATATATGTGTTGCAAATCATTCAAGATATTATAAGATACCAAAATCAATTATTAGTGATGGAACTGTAGAAGAAGAAAAAATAGATGATTTATTAGAAAAGTATAATGAATTCTGTAGAAATAATAAAGCAGATATGATAGTTCATAAAATATCAGAATTGCATAAAAATAAAAAAAAATATGTAGAATTATATAAAAAATATATAAAAAAATATAATCTAGATGTAATTAAGAGTTATAAATCAAATATTGTCAGTGAATCACTTATTTATGTATGTGATTATATTGATAATAATTTATAACTATAACTTTATTTTAATCCTTATTTTTATTTTTACTTTTACTTTTACTTTTACTTTTACTTTTACTTTTACTTTTACAATATTGTTTTTGAGAGAATCCCTTAGGTCTTCTACAATTAATAGATTTTTTATATTTTTTTGTCCATTTGCGTGATTTTTTTACATAAGTCATACTTTTTTTATCACGTTTACTATTTTTTCGTTTACACATTTCTTTTAGTTTTTTTGATCCATATTTTTTTTTAATTTCTCCTACAGTCATTGGTGTAGCCTTATTAATTCTATGTAATGGTCTACAATATGGATATTTTTTCATAGAACCTTTTTTACGACCACATGGAACATATTTGCCACTTTTCTTTTTACATACATTTACCCATTTTTCATTAAACCATCTGGTAAGACCATTATTATTACTATTTTTGCTTTTCATCCTAGTGCTTTTATTTTTCATCCTAGTGCTTTTTTTTATAGTTTTCTCTACTATATATGGTTTTTTATCACCATATTTTTTAGAAAATTGTTTTTTATATTCTTTTACTAAATAACCCGATGCATATGCCGAAGGCCATCTAGATGTTTTTTCAAATTTTGCTTTTACTTTTTTTTTAATAGAATCATATAAAATAGGATCAGATGGTATATTTTTTGTCTTAATCATATATTTTATATAATATAAAAGTTTAAAAATTGATTTTTTTTAAAAATTAAAGTAATAATGAGTGTTATACTATATCAGTATGATAGTTTGGTTAATGGAGCAAAATTAGTTAAAAGACCTAGTAAACATATTAAATCTCCTTACATTGCTGATATTCTTGTAAATGAAAATGAAACTTTGGCACATTGTCCGGCATTAGGAGTATCGGGTTTATTAAATTGTGAATCAGATTTTTATTGTACTTATAATGATGATGAAAAAAGAAAAAGTAAATATACTATTGAATTAGTATATTTGCCTTCTACTAAGGATACATTTACATTAACTAATACAAATCCAATGTTTGGAAATAAAATTTTTGATAGTATAATTCAAAATAATATTATAGAAAAATATAGAAATTATAAGGAATATAAAAAAGAGAAAAAATATAAAGATAGTCGTTTTGATTTTTATATAAAAAAAGAAAATGATACAGAAGAATATATTGAAATTAAAAGTGTATTATTATGTGATTTTGAAAAAAATAATTCTCATAGTTCAGTTGCAAAACCAGAAATTAGTACATTGCCTAAATATAAAAAAGCAGCTATTTTTCCAGATGGATTTAGAAAAAATAAAAATGTCCCAATATCCGAAAGAGCTATTAAACATTTAGAAACATTAGAAGATTGTAAAAAGAATAATTATGATGCTTCATTATATTTTATTATTCAACGTGATGATTGTGACTATTTTAAACCATCTAATATTGATACATTTTATTATGAAGCATTAAAAAAAGCAATTTTAAATGGTGTAAATGTAAAGGCAATATGTGTAAAATGGTGCGAAGATGGTAGTTGTTTATTTAGTAAATTTGTACCAGTTGTTATTTAATTGTTATTTAATTGTTATTTAATTGTTATTTAACTGTTATTTAATTGTTACTTTTGTGTTTTAGAATAAACATATGTAATAAAATTTTCCCAAAAACGGAAACATTTAAGAGAACCATCTGATTCAATTAAATTGAATCTATTGAATTTTTTTTCAAATAATGTTTCCTTATTTAACTTATAAATTATTGTATCTTTTACTATATTACTGAATAAACAATTATATTCAGGAATATATAATGTATTTGTATTACCCCAAAATGTAACTGGATTTTTTGTATAATTTAAAATAGAATAATGTGGAAAAAAACCAGATATAATTAAATGATTAAAATTTTTTATATCATCTTGTATCATATATAAATATTCTGGAACAGATAAATTAATAAAATAATTTATATATTGATTATTATATTGAAAAATTAATTTTTTATTTACTTCTTCAGAAATTAAAGTTATATTTTCTTGTTTAGCAGTTTTTTTTAATTCTGATACAAATTCTGGTCTTGAAAATTCATTTATATATGGTGCATAATGAGGACAAAAACAATTAAAAATATAATCTGGATCACGGCACCAATATTCTTCTAATCCAAATTCACTGTGTGGTTGTGAATCAACATATACAAAATTAGTGATATTATTCATATTTTTAATCATTTTTAAATCCAAACCAGCACCAATATAAACTGCTAATGATTCGGTCATATTTTAGTTCTATATATAAGACTTATAAAAAAATTTCTATATGATTATAAAATATAATATGTTTCAAAATTGATTTCTATTTTATGAAAAAATAATGGAATCTACGGATCAACCCGCATCTACACGAGAATATTTTCTAACAAAAAATGAAGAAATACCTAATAATTATATTAAATTTAAGGATATTGAAATGAGTATTAGAAATAGTAATCCTTGTAATTATAATTTAGTATATTTCCAAATTACAGATAGAACCAGTAATAACAGTTTTTCAAATATTGATATTATGGGTGAAAATGAGTTTAGTGATGAAATATCTTTAGCAACTTTTTATAAACAAAGTAATGATACTTTTGGATTAACAGAAATTTTAACAAATTCTACATATTTAAATAAGATGAAACTAAGAGTTACATTAAGAGATAATCCAGTTAGTTCTTATAATTATCGTTATGGAGGTGAAACATTACAGTGGAGATTGGATATTTCTATTTATATGGATAAGGACTTTTTATTAAATTTATATGATTCAGAAAAAATGCCACTATTTTTATTTAAAATTATTAAGGATAATTCAGATACATATAGTGATTGTAAGTTTAATCATAGTCAATTAAAAACAGATAATACATTTTATTCGAATAATATGTTAAAAAAAACATATAAAAGAGAACAATATGAATATCAAAAAACTAATATTCAATGGATGATTCAACATGAATTTAATATAACAAATAATAAGATTTTTGATACATATAGATTACCAAATAATTATTATGTATATAACATTCCCGAAATTAATGTAAAATTAATTTCAAATAATGAAGGTAAAATTCTAAATATGGATGATAATAATGTAGAAATTAGATTTAAAGGTGGTATATTAGGTGATGAAGTAGGATTAGGAAAAACATTTTCAATGCTAAGTTTAGTAGTTGAACAATTGAATCCTAATAATCCACCTACATTACTACTATGTCCGCCTCGTTTATGTCTTCAATGGATTGAAGAGATTAGTAATACATATGATTTAAAATATAAGTTAATTCGAGATATTCGTCAATTTCGTAAATGTAGTATTGAAGAATATAATAAATATGATATTGTTATTTTATCATATAATTTCATTTTAAGTAAAAGTTATCAAACATTAATAGATGAATCCCCCGATGATGAAAAATTATTACATAACTTTTATTGGGAACGAGTAATATTAGATGAAGGTCATGAATATATTAATAATAATCGTAAGAAAAACTGTATTGCTATGAATGAATATTTAAATAATATAAACAGTAAATATAGATGGTTATGTAGTGGAACACCATTTCATAATATTGAAAGTTTTGAAAATGTTATTAAATATGTTTCAGATCTTCAAGATATTTGTAATAATGAGTTTCGTCATATAATTAATAATTTAATGGAGATGTTCTTTCGTAAAAATACAAAAAATTCAGTAGCAGAACAAGTATCTATTCCAGCACCTATTATTACAACTGAATTTTTAAATATGTCACCATTAGAACGAATGATTTATGATAGTGCATTAAATGATGATCAAAAGAAAATTGAATTATGTAATCATATTATGGTATCAGATGAACATATTAATATTTTAGGTAATAAACCATTAACACTAGATGAAATTCATGAAAAAATGACTTTATATTATAAGAAAAAAATAGATAAATATACTAAAAGATTAGAAAAATTACAAGAACAATTAGATAAAATGACTGCTGATCCTATAAATAATAATACTGGTATTCAAGAAAATAAAATGAAAATGGATGAAACAAAAACAAAATTAGTAGAAGTAAAAGCTAAATATAATATATTTAATGATATAGAAGATAAAATTAAGGAAGAAGAAACATGTCCTATTTGTATGGAAGAATTAGATAATCTAACTAAAACAGTTACACCGTGTGGTCATTTATTCTGTAGTACTTGTATTGGAGATGTAAATAATCATACACATGGTAATAAACTAAAATGTGCTATTTGTCGTCATAGTTATGATATTTCGGAAACAGTAGTTATTAAGGGTAATATTGAAGAAAATAATGAGGGTCCTAAATTGGGAACTAAGATTGAACATTTAATTAATATGATAAAGGAGATTATTGAAAATGATAATACAAAAAAAATAATTGTATTTTCGCAATGGGATAATATGTTAAAACTAATTTCTCGTATATTTACAGATTATAATATTTGTCATATATTCTTAAATGGATCTATTAATACAATTTCATCTAAAATTCGTAAATTTAAGATTCAAAATGATATTAATGTAGTCTTAATGTCTTCTGATAAAAGTCCTTCGGGTTTACATTTAACCGAAGCATCTACTATTATTTTACTAGACACATTAAATACAACAAAAGAAGAGGCACAAATTATTGAGGAACAAGCAATTGGTAGAGCGGTTCGAATTGGTCAAAAAGAAACAGTAAATGTAAAAAGATTTATAATGAGAAATACAATTGAACATGATTATTATATTAGAAATATTGAATCATAAATATTGAATCATAAATATTGAATCATAAATATTGAATTATTATAAATATTGAATTATATATATATATTAGAAGATAAATTGTAAATCTATGTATTTTTTTTTAAATATTTATATATTTTTTTTTAATTTTTAATAAAGAGATATATAAAAAATAATAAATATAGATAGTATATATATAAATGAGTTTTATTAATACATCTATATTTAAAAATATGGCAATAAAAGATGCTAATAAAGAAATAATTGTAACAAATACAGATAATAATAATTTATCATTTCATTCATCTACTAGTAATGATAATGTAGATACAATGTCTATAGGGAAAATTTTAAACAAAGCATCAAATATGGATTTAGAAATATGTAGTTTTAATAATAATGTATTAACACCAGTATTAAAAATAAATAATAGTAATCAAAATTGTGTAATTACACAAAATTTAAATATGAGTAGTAAGAAAATTATAAATTTAGCGGATCCAGATGATGATGGAGATGCTGTAAATTTAAGTTGGTTTAATACATTTACACCTACTGATTTAGGTGATTTAGAAGATGTTGATTCATTATATGCTACACGAGCTTGGACTCAAGAAAATACACCAATAACTAAAAGAAGTTATGAAGATACTGAGAGTGGTTTAAGTTCTGGTGATTCACAAAATAATCGTGATGTATGTTTAGAAATTGGAAAATGGCAAAGTATAAGTACAGCAGATAGTAATGTATATCCATTCACTAAAATTCATCCACCTAATAGTAGTTCTGGCCCTTGGTTTAATTATGTACAAGATAGTTCAACTACATCATATTTAGGGTGGGCTTGGGGGAGTGATGTTATAAATGAAATAGATAGTAATAAAAATTCATTATTTTATGGAAATGTTGGTATTGGAGCAGCTAATCCTAGTTATAAATTACATGTAGCAGGTGATATTCAATGTGATAGTAGGCTTGGTGTAGGAACACCCTACAGTCATAGTAGTTGGAGCGGGGGTCTAAAATATCCCTTATATGTTGGCGATGCCAGAAACGAGCCATCGGGAGGTGATTATACTTCAAACGTGCCCTACTATATATGGATGGGACAGGGTAATTCCACCGGGAATTTCGGATATGGTAGTAATAATCCTCCTACTAGTATATCTGCTAGATTTAATGGTAGAATTTGGATTTCAAATACTATTTATCATACTAGTGATAGTAGAATAAAAACAAATATAGTAGATGTTCCAGATAATTTAGCTTTAGAACAGTTACGAACTATACCTTGTAGATATTATGAATATATAGATAAGTTAAAACGAGGTAGTGATAAAACAATTGGATTTATAGCACAAGAAGTAAAATCAATAATGCCTATGGCTGTATCACAAGAAGAGGATTTTATACCAAATGTATTTAAAGTAATTAATTGTACTTGGAATAGTGTAAATGATAAATTTAGTATGAGTTCGACTGATTTACCAAATGTAAGTGGAATATTATATAAATTTTATGCAAGTAATTCTACTAATGCTAGTGATGCTAGTGATGAAAAAGAAATAATATTAATCGGAAATAGTGATAACACATTTACATTTACTACTCAATATACTAATGTATTTTGTTATGGTAGTGAAGTAAATGATTTAAATATAGTAGATAAAAATAAATTATTTACACTAAATTTCAGTGCTACACAAGAAATTGACAGAATACAACAAACTCATATTACAGAAATAGCTTCATTAAAAACAACAGTATCTAATTTAGAAAATAAAAATATAGAATTAGAAAATAAAATAAATGATTTATATTCAATAATAAACGAATTAAAAACCAAAATATAATAAAATAAAAAAATAAGAATAAATATAAATGAGTACATTTAGTAATTATAAATTATTTGAAGCAGTTAGTGTAAGAGCCAGTGACGATAAGTTAGTATTTTTAAATACTTCAAATAATAACATATCATTACATTCCTCTAATGGATCTAGTACAGATGTAGATACATTATCTATAAAAAATATAATGAATAAATCAACTAGTGTAGATGATGGATTACATATATGTAGTTATGATGGTTCAACTGTTTCACCAATGATCACAATTAAATATAATACAGATTATGTAGATTTAAATAATAAACTTATAAAAAATGTTGCTTATCCAGTAGATGATCAAGATGCTTCTAATATAAAATATATGAATGATACAATAACTAATTTAAGTTTGCCTCCAACTCAAACAGTATTAAATACAAGTATATATGATTTTGGTATAAATAAATTAAATACATATGATCTTAAAACTACACTCGAAACTACTTATGCTACAGATGATTGGATTAATACTAAAGGTTATTTAACAAGTAATTTATCATATGTAACCATGGATGGTCACAGTACTGTAAGTAGTTGGTTATACATAAGAGGTTATTATAGTGGATATAGTATATATTCTAATGGTAGCATAACCTCAGCTGGCGGCTATTTTTTATCATCTGATAAAAGAATAAAAAAAAATATTACTAGAATAGATCCGAGTGAGGCTTTAAATTTAATTAAGAAATTTGATGTTTATAATTATAATGTAATAAATACAGATGATAATAATAATATAGGTTTCATCGCTCAAGAAGTAAAAAATATATTACCGGAGGCAGTAAGTATGGTTAAAGATTATATACCAGATATTAATAAACAGTTAACACATATTTCTTGGGTTACAGTAAATATAAATGATAAAATTATGTATAAAATGTATTGTAATGAATTAGATATGTTTGATGGAGCTAAATATAGATTTACTGTATATAATCAAGAATCTAATAAGAAAATATTAGAAATAGAAAAAAATGAAGATGGTTCATTTACATTTGAAAAAAAATGGAATAATATATATTGTTATGGAAAATTAGTTGATGATTTCCATGTAATAAATTATGATGTAATATTTAGTCTATATTGTAGTGCTATTGAAAAATTTGATGATACAGAATTTGAAATAAATGAGAAACTAGAAGAAATGGAAGATAAAATTAAAAATATAGAAGATGAAAATAATAGTTTAGAAAATAAATTAGATGAATTAATAAATAATTTAAATAAATTTACTTAATTATGATATTATTTATTAATTTAAATAATTCAAATAATAAATAATAAATATAATAAATATAATAAATATAAATGACTACATTTAGTAATTTTAAATTATTTAAAACTGTATGTATTCGTAATTTTGATGAAAATTTAATACAAATAGATTCAGTAAATAATAATATATCTTTATATTCTTCTAATAGTACTAATACAGATGTAGATACATTATCTCTAAAAAATATAATAAATAAATCAACTAGCATAGATGATGGATTAAACATATGTAGTTATGATGGTTCAACTGTTTCACCAGTAATCACAATTAAATATAATACAGATTATTTATATTTAAATAATAAACTTATTAAAAATGTTGCTAATCCAGTAGATGATAATGATGGCAATAATAAAAAACATCTTGCTGATACAATAAATACCCTAAATCAAACAGCAAGTACAGATATTAGTAATACATTAACAACAACAGAAGATGAAATTAATGCTAATACTACTAGAGCAACTCAAGATTGGTATAATAATCGTGGATTTTTAACATCAAGTAATGTAAATAACAAGGGATATGCAACATCATTATATTATAAAAAAAACACTCAAGTCGGTACTGTATATCAAATGACTGTTACTGGTGCTACAACTAGATATTGGACTGTTAATGAAAATCATCCAGTTGAAGAAACCTATACTTACTACACAACTGTTACATCATCATACTATACCCCACCAAAAGGTCGTTGGGGCAAAGGTAGCCGACGGACTGTGACAAGTACCGTCGCACACACTGGAACTAGAACGGTTGATAATTGGGTTAATGTTACTTATTCTCAAAACGCTGGAATAGTAGTACAGTATAGTGTACATACACCAACTTATTATACATATTCTGATATAAGAATCAAAGATAATATTAGTAAGGTAGATCCAACTGATGCTTTACATATACTAAGAAATATAGATACTTACAGTTATAATATAATAGATTCAAATAGAAAAAGTATAGGTTTTATCGCTCAAGAAGTTGAAAGTATATTACCAAAATCTACTAAAACTATAAATAGTTATATTCCCAATATTAATAAACATTTAAATAATATTACTTGGACTAGTATAAATATAGATGATAAAATTATGTATAATATGAATTGTGATGATTTAAATACACTAGAACAAACTAATTATAGATTTATAGTATCTGATAATAATGATATTATGGTTAATAATGAAACAATAGAAATAGAAAAAAATGAAGATGGTTCATTTACATTTGAGAAAAAATGGAATAATGTATATTGTTATGGAAAATTAGTAGATGATTTTCATGTATTAGATTCTAATATGGTATTTAGTTTATATCATTCAGCAATTCAAGAATTAAATAAAAAACAAATAACTAATAAAGATAAAATAGTTATATTAAAAAATAAGATTAAAAACATTAAAGAAAAAAATAATAATTTAAAAAATAAAATAAATATTTTAATAACTAGTATTAAAAATAAAAATTTTTAATTTTAAAATATTAAAGTAAATTTTTTTTTAAATAATAAATATAATTCAGATAATAAATATAATAAATATAATAAATATAATAAATATAATAAATATAATAAATATAATAAATATAAATGAGTACATTTAGTAATTTTAAATTATTTGAAGCTGTATGTATTCGTGATATTGATAATAAATTAATAAAATCAGATCCAGTAAATAATAATATTTCATTACATTCTTCTAATGGATCTAATACAGATGTAGATACATTATCTATAAAAAATATAATGAATAAATCAACTAATGTAGATGATGGATTATATATATGTAGTTATGATGGTTCAACTGTTTCACCAGTAATTACAATTAAATATAATACAGATTATGTAGATTTAAATAATAAACTTATTAAAAATGTTGCTAATCCAGTAGATGATACTGATATATCTACAAAAAAATATGTAAATGATGAATTAAATACATTAAATAGTAATATAGCTTCTGAAATATCAACAACAGTATCAAATTTAGATACATTTATAAATAATAAAAATTTTATTACTAGTTCACATCTTATAAATAATGGTATTGTTACAAGAACTCAAGTTGAAAATGGTTCTATAGGAAATTTTACAAGATCATGGGAGCATAGTACCTCAAATTATGTTTCATTAACTAGTCATACTGATATAAGTACATATTTATTAATATGGTATTTAACAGTACATTATTATATTATGAGTTCTAATTATACTACTGCATCTGATATAAGAACAAAAATAAATATTACCAAGGTTGATCCTAATGATGCATTAAATAAAATCCAAAATATTGATGTATATAATTATGATATAATAGATAGAAAACAAAATGATATTGGCTTTATCGCCCAAGAAGTTAAAAATGTATTACCCGAATCTATTGATTTAAAAAAAGAATATGTGTGTGATATTAATAAAGAATTAAATAATAGTTCTTGGACTAGTATAAATATAGATGGAAAAGAATTATTTAAAATACAATGTGAAGAAATAAATGACTTATTAGAAACTAATAATAAATATAAATTTATAGTATCAGATAATAATGATATTATTAATGATAATAAAACTATAGAAGTAGATATAAATGATGATTTATCATTTACATTTGAAAAAAAATGGAATTTTATTTATTGTTACGGAAAATTGGCAGATGATTTTCATGCTATAAATCAAGATATGATATATAGTTTATATCATTCGGCAATTCAAGAATTAGATGATCGTCAAATAAATGAAGAAAAAGAAATAGAAGAATTAGAATTAGAATTAGAAGAATTAGAAAATGAAACAAATACATTAAAAACAAACTTAAATGAACTAATAGATAAATATGAGAGTTCTAATTCTTTTTCTGAATTTAGAGAAAAACTCTTATAAAACTTTTAAGAAATATAAAAAGTAAATAGTATAATAATATAGTATATTAATGAATCGTTATAAATATATGTTTAAAAAACTATATGATCAAACACTAACCTCAAGATTATATAAATATGAAAATAAGATGATTAAAAAAACTCCAAAAATTATTAATAATAAAAAATTTAACTATATAAATGAATTTAATATATTAAAAAAAATAGATAATACATACAAAAATTATGATGACTATCCAAATATAATAAAAATAAATGAAACATATGAAGATACATCTTATTTTTATTCTGTAATGGATTTTTATAATAAAGGAGATTTACACTATAATATGAAGAAAAAACGATTAAGTATATGTGACTATAAAACAGTAATTAATAAAATGATAGACCCAATATATAGTATACATAACATAGATATAGTTCACATGGATATAAAACTTGAAAATTATTTATTAGATAATAAAACAGATAATTATATATTAATAGATTTTCATTTATCTATGAATCACACTAGTAATTATTATGATTTAGAAAAAATATCAAATGTAACTGGAACAGAACCATTTATTGCTCCCGAAATTTATGACGGATATTATTGTAAAGCCAGTGATATGTATAGTTTAGGCTGTATATTATATTTAATATATACAGATATGATTTATAAGGGTGATTTAACACTTTTAAATAAACTGCCATATGAATTAGAAATGTTAATAATAGATTTATTAAACAATAACTATAAATTACGACCAAGTGTATATGATTTAAAATATACTTTTTAAAAATACTTTTTAGTAAAAAGTATAGTCAAAAAATACTTTTTAGGAAAAAGTATAGTCAAAAAATACTTTTTAGGAAAAAAGTAATATCATAAATATACTTTTCATCAAAAATTTATTTAATAATGTTTTTTTTTAATATTAAATATAATATAATATATTATAATATGTCAGATCAATACTTACCAACATATATTGATAAAGTAGACAATTCTATATCAATAATGGATAATGAAAATGCTATTAGTTATTATAAAAATAATGGAGACATAAATACAATATCAGCAAAAAATATTGCTCATAAAAAACTAGATGATAATTTGAATTTATGTGCTTTCGATGGTTCAAATTTTAATTCAGTAATATCAATAAATAATAGTAATAGTAATTGTGAAATAAATAATATATTAAAAATTTCAAATCATATACTGCCTACTAATAATGCTTCATATGATATTGGTTCAGCAGAATATAAAATACGACATTTATTCTTATCAGATAATTCATTATGGATTGGTGATGAACATAAAATAGATATAAGTGATGGAAAAATGAAATTAAAAAAAATAAAAAAATCAGATACTTTTATACCAACTGGTTTAACTGATAATGCCGATTTACAAGCTGCTATTACTAATCGCGGAGGAACTCGTGCAAATTATACAATTAATGATTGGAATATTATAGCTAAAGAAGTAGGAGTATCTAATTTTAATGAAGTATTTAAATCAGATAATAGTGATAATTGGGAAGAAGATGTAGAAATGGGAGGTGGAGGTGGAGGTGGAGGTGTTGGCACAGTTCCAATAAAAGGTATTATAATGTGGAGTGGTACAACAGCAGAAGCAGAAGCATTAGTAGGATGGGCTTTATGTATAGGTGGAACACAAAATGGTATTACAATACCAGATTTAAGAGATAAATTCATAGTCGGTGCCGGAAGCGAGTATAGTATAGGTGCAACTGGCGGTGCAAAAGAAGTAGTACTTTCTGAAAGTCAAATGCCCTCACATAATCACTCTATCTCCATCGACAACGATACCCACTCACACACAGGCTCAACAAACGAGACCGGTTCGCATCGACACCAGAGTGCGATAAGTACGCTTGGGCAAATTGTAGGAAGCGTAGGTGGGCCGCTACTTTACTTGCCTCCCTCCTCCTCCTCCTCTTTGCAGACATCCGACTCCGGAAATCACACACATACTGTCAGCATTGACGATCATGCCCACAATCACACCGCCACTATAGACAACAGCGGTAGCGGAAGTGCACACGAAAATAGACCACCATATTATGCATTAGCTTATATTATAAGAATTCAATAGAAAAAAGTTAAATCAAAAACAACTTTTTTAGGAAAAAGTTTAGTCAAAAATAATATATAATATATAATATATAATATATAATAAATAATAAATATATATATATTAAATATAATCTATTTAAAAACAAAATATTATATATATATGTAAATAATGCCTGTCTAGCTCAGTTGGTAGAGCGTACGGCTTTTAACCGTATGGTCCTGGGTTCGAGCCCCAGGGTGGGCAACTTTTTTTTTTCATTTATTTAAAAAAAAATAAAATTAAAATTATATTATTCGAGTATAATGAATATAATGATGGATTTTACTAAAATATGTCTTATACTATCATTTATTTCATTATTTATGGAAAATAATACATAGTATATAATATTCAATACATTTTTAGAAAAACATAATTTGACTACAACAATTAGGACATACCATTTTATTATTACCATTAATATTTATTTTTTTTAGAACTAAGTATTTTCCATTCCATGTATTACTTATGTTACATTTAAAACATGTTTTGTAATCTAAATTATTTTTTTGCATAACATTTTTACTATATTCTTTAGTATCAATATTTAATTCATTTAATTTTTTTTTTATTTGTTTGATGTTTTTAATATTTAATGTATATCCATTTTTACGCATAATATTTTTTAAATAATAACTATTTTTAACTATAGTTAAAAATTCATTTTCTTGAGTCTTATATAACATATATATTTTAATGCTTATTCATTTTAAATAAAAAAAAAAGTATTTTAAAAAATTTAATTAAATTTTTTCTGTTTCTTCTACTATTTTTATAAATTCTTCATCATTATAATTATCTATAAACGACATTTTTGTAAATTATAAAAAAAAACGCTCCCAGCAGGACTCGAACCTGCGACCTAACGGTTAACAGCCGTTCGCTACTACCAACTGAGCTATAGGAGCTGAAACAAAACAAAAACATACACACATAGTGTATTAAAAATTATTATCATAAAAATCTACCATATCCATCACTCACTTATTTTATGATATGTCGAATAATTTATCATTATTCTACTATTATAATTTTTCATTTTTTTTTGCTGTATGAAGAATATCTTACTTCATTTTGAAGATCCCACAAATCCTCCATCTTCATATTATAATGTAATCATTTTTTTAAATGGTTTAAATGTAATATAATAAATAATAAACATGTTAAAATAAATAAGATAGTTTTGATACAAGCTTTGATATAGTTTTTTTTGTATTTATATTTAAAATTATACTCAAAATTATGTAATTTATATATATAATCTAATTCTAAAAGTATATGTGAAAAATATCCTATTGATAAAATTAATAATATTTTATAATCTATTATATTAGAATATACTGCAATAAAACACCACCAAAATCCTATAAAACGAAACATAATGTGTGATAATGTTCCTAAAGATGTATAATTTTTACTAGAAAGAAAAACCGAACCTAAATAAAATAATGTTACAAATAATGGAAATATTATTTTAATTTTTATATTTATTTTATTTATTTTATTTATTTTATTATTTATATCTAACCCAAAATATATACATAATATAATAAATAATAATCTAGCACATGTTATATCTAATTTATGTATAAATGAACCTAATTTATTTAATCCTAATAATGTAGATATTATACAACATATTCCTATCCATAATATTAATATAATAAATAGTATATTAAATTGTTTTTTTTCAATTATATGTACAATACCATATATAAATGGTATTATCAACCATAATGATGTAATACCTAATATATATCTTGAACTATATATAATTTTATTATTTTTTGTTTTATTTTTTGTTTTATTTTTTGTTTTACTATATAAATATTTTGATTTTTCCATTATCTAAATTATTTTATCTTATATATTTATTAAATATTTTCAACACAAAATACATCATTTAATAACTTATCTATTGTATAATCTAATTGTTCTACACTTACATCAAACTCTATTTCATTTTTATTTTGTACCGGTAAAACATAATGTGTATTACCTATTACTTGCGATAAATGCCAATAGCATACATTTCCTAAATTTTCTGGATATAATTCTATTATCTTAACTTTATCAGAAGAAAATATCATATTTGATAATCCATCCCCATTGGCACCTATTATTAATTTTGCCATACTAAATAATTGAATTGTATTTTTCATATTTTTCCATTGTGGGTCTTTATCATCAAATACAATCCATTCATAATTACTATATTTTTTTCTTAAAAATGTCATCATAACATCAAAATTTGAAATTATTTTATTGTTGCTTCTTTTTAATACTACATTTACCTTAGGAACTATTATATTTCCCATAAATAATGATTGCCTTATTAATTTTATTGATTCACGAGATGGATTATTAGGATAACATGGTGTAATCATATATACATTTTTAGCTATATATTCTATAGTTGGATTATATGGACATATTTCAATATTTGAAATATTTAACATTTCTATACATTCATGTATAAAACTATTATTATAATACAATAATAATACTATTTTCTTATTTTCAAATAAACTCCTATTATTTTCAATATATAGCTTTATATAAAATAATCTTGAAAAAACTTCACAAATCCAATGATAATAACTACTTCCATTTTTTTGAACACAATTAAATACATGTTGATTTTCATCAAATTCATGAAACAAATTTTTTGTCTCAATTAATTCCTTCTTATAATACTCATTATTAAATGTATATATATTTTCATCATCATCATCATACATTATACCATCAGTATTTATATGTATATTTTCAAATTTATATACACCTATTTTTTGTACTTTATTAAAAGTATTTATATTATTCCATTCACAATCATTATAATGTTTTTTATGATTATTATATATTTTTTCTATATTAAAACATGACTTCAAATTTTCTCTATCAAATTTTGCCTCCATTCCAAAATTAAATATCATTTTATTACTTATATTATTTTCATCATTTTTTACTATATTCTTATTAGTTTCTTGATATTCTTTTCTCGTATCATTAATAATTTCCATTGTTGTATTAAAAGAACCTTCTATAGATGCATTTTTCTTATACCATTCACGACACGCCATTGACATTTGATTCCATTTTTCTTCACTACAATTCTCCATCAAAACTTTTATTTCATTTGCGGATTCAAATCGTAAATAATGGATGTTTTCTTGTGGTGGATCATAATAATTATCCATATCTACATTCTTTTCAACTATAGGAACTGTTCCTAGAGCCATTAATTCTATTTCACGATTACATTTTGGACCATAACCACGCAAACATAAACCAAATTTAGAATTACGCAATAAATCTAAATATTCATCTTGATTATATCTATACTTTTCATCTGGTTTATGCATCACATATAATTGAATATATTTCCCTAAGTCTTCATTTCTATATTTCAATTGCACATTATTTTCTATTTTACCTATAAATATACTTTCTAAAATCCTTTCATTATATTCTTTATATGACATATTATAAAATTTATCTAACTTTCTAGGACTACGACCCCAAAATATCCAACTACTAGCACAGTTTCTTAAATTTTCTGGTACAACTGGATTTCCAAATAATATTCTATTATATTTAATATTTAAGTCTTGTACGAACCAATCATATGTAGGTCTATCATATAATAATATATCTCCAATATTATTCATCCATACATGTTTAGTATCTTCTTCTATAACATCACAATAATTGTTTTCCTTCCATAATGAAACTAATTCACGAAATGTATCTCCGGCATGCTTCCACATATCAACCCTAGGTTGTTTAGGTATAATTATTTTAGGATTTATACTTTTTTCTGTATTTATATTTTTTTCTGGCGTTATACTTTGTTTTGATCTTATATCTGCATCAGACTGATTTATATATTTTAACATAGGATGATCTATTTTATCCATAATATTTAGTATAAATGTATTGAATTGAATTGTTTGATAATCATTTTCTTCATATAAATGTGTATGTATGCATTTTAAAGTATTATATTCATAATATAATTCATCATCATTTATCATAAATAAATTAGCTCTTTCATTAGGATTTTCACACTGAAATAATCTCCACCATCCATAATTATAACTAGTATCAAAATGACATACTTTAAATTCTTCACTAAACCAATCTAATGCTTGTTGATCATCAAATCCGGATCTTGTTTTAATAAATTTTCTCCATGTATTAGTAACATTTTTATTTGCTATAAACATAAAACCAGCATTATATTTTCCAAATTTTTTCTCAGATTCTTCAAAAATATGATGCGGACTTAATGCAACATCATATTGTTTATCTATTAATAAATCAAACTTATTCAACAAAATTATATCAGCATCAATAAATAGTGTATTTTCATAGATTTCCATAGCATAATCCATTACATTTGCTTTATTTAGCAAAAATTCAATAAATATATTAGCTTGTTCCATCATTTTTCTATTCATATTAGTATATTGATCCAATTCAACTTTTTTATATATTTCCAAATTATAATTATCCTCTTCTATTTTATCATTTACCCATTTATCACACAATATAAAAACGGGTATATCTGAATGATATAATTCTAACGAATGTAATAATAATCGTAAATCTTTATATGCTCCCTTAGTAGCAAAAGTACAAAATGATTCTATTTTATTACATACACATACACTTTTTTGTAATACATATTTATGTTGATGATCTTCTGGTGTAAATTCATTATTAGAATTATATATTAAACCCGAATGTGATCGTACCCTATTTTGTGTAAATTCACTTCTTTCGCGTTCTCTATGATAATGAATAGTAATTATACTATTAATAGGATTAACTACATTATATTTCATAATTTCACCATATACATAATTTATAATTGTATCACAACCTTCCGATCCTAACATTATTTTTGATTTTGGAGTCATTTTAATTGGTGCTTTAAACATCCATGCATCATGACTATCAATACATGGATTTCCAAAGGTTCCTTCATGAACAAATTTAGATAATTTATTATTACCATCAAAATTAAATTCATTTAAAAGTTCATAACGGGATAAAGATAAAAACAAGTTTGTAAAATCATATGTTTTACATATTGATAATTCTGGAGTGAAAAATATATCTAAATTTGCTATTATTATTATTTTATTTTTGCAAAAAGTATTTGCAAAACCCATTCCATCATTAAATGTCATTCTTTTCTCAATTACATGTTGCTTCACCTTTTTCTTATATTTATCTGGCATTCTATTTAAAATATGGCTTAAATCATATTCTTTTTCATTTAATAAATGAATCTTAGTAATAGAATCATTTAATATATTATTAATTAAACTTATTGTATTTTCTTTTTGCCTTTGTTCATTTGTTGTTTCATAATATTGGGCGATTAATATAATATCACAATCATTGTTTATATATTTCACTCTTTCAACTTTTTCTAAACCATAATCTCCACATATTTTCTTTATTTCAAAAAAATAATTTAAATTTGTATGAACATAATTAGTATTTATTTTCTTTAATAAATTATTTACTTCATAATTTATATAATTTTGTTTTAAATAATCTGGAATAGTATTAATTGTTTGTTTAATATTGTCAAAAAAACGATTCATTTCTTGTTCTTCATTCATCAATATATATACATTAATTTTGTTTTCTAAGTAATAACATTTCTACATAATGGACATTCTAAATTTCTACTTAACCAACTATTTATACAACCACTATGAAATGTATGATTACAACCTAATTTTTTACATAACTCATTTTTCTCAATATTTTCCATACAAATCATACAATCACATTTTTCCTCACTATTATAACAAAACTCTTTAATATTTTCAATAATATTAGTATTTTCTTCTTTTACTCTATATTTATCATTCACAGCTTCTAAAATAACATCATCATAATTATGATTATAAAATTCCCATCCAATTTGAATTAAATTATATTTAACTAGTCTAAACCAATTTTCACTTAATGATTCAAAATGTCTATTAATTAATTCATTTTTATTTAAAATACGAAGATTTTCTAAATGATATATATATTCATCAATATTATAAAAATCTAATGGATCATATATATTAGTTACTTTATATATTCTATTATAATTTTCTGAATAATCAGAATTGAAATAATTTAATTCTGGTAAATATGTTAACTTCGATGATATAATATTAGCTTCTTCCATTGTTTGTTGTTCATAAGTTACTATTTTATTATAAAATTCATATCTCATAATTCTTTTTATTAGAAAAATCTTGCATCCATTCTGAGTCAATTTATAATTCTTTAAAATATTTCTTAACTCAATCATTTTCATTTTATAAAGTTCATCTTGTCGATCCTCAAAATCTCCTCTCTCAAATTCAGTAAAATTTATAAAATCATCATAATCACTACGGTATTCTTGATTTAATATAATATGTATTAATTGTATTTTATCATATGACTGTAAATGATAATAACTATTTTTCTTACATATGTCAGTCAAAGAACCATATCCATTTTTTGGCAATGATTGCAACCTCAAAAACCTTGTGCGAATAGGATACATTGTATCCATAGCAAATGTATGTTTATCTTAAGTAATACAATAATCGATTTTATTACATAATTTATTTAAAGTAATTAAAGAAATATTAACATCAGTATTTAATTACTAATATTAAAATGTCAGCACATATAGGTTATAATATTCACTCATATTCTATTACATTTTATAATATTTGTAAAAAAAAATATTATTCTAATATGAATTCAGCTAATGATATAATGAAATTACCACCAATATTATAATTAATTTTCTGCCATATATCTCTTATATTTAGTTTTATATATTTCCAAGGTTTTTTTATTTTTTTTAGTATTCTCCCATAATTCTAATACATTTTTTAATTCAACACCATTATCTAAATTTTCTATAATAAATAATTTATATACACTCATATTATTTTTATTTTCCAAGTCTTCCATTCTTTTTTCAAAATCTGTTTGATTCAATAATGTATATAATTTTTTATATGAAATATTAAAACCCTTTACTTTTACAATAGCTTTAAATATATCATCTACAATAGAATTTATTTTTTCCATACAAACTATTAATTAATCTTAAATATAGAATCAATTTTATATATTTAATATTTATTTAGTTTTTTGCGATTATCTAGTTTTTTGCGATTATCTAGTTTTTTGCGATTATCTAGTTTTTTGCGATTATTTAATTTATTAAATAATAATAAATGGAGGATACTTTATATTCTAAAAAATTTTTAATAACATTGTTGAGTTCTTCAAATGCAAAATTATTAAAACTTGTTTATAAAACTATTATTAATCAAAAAATGCATTATTTTAATTATACAATTATTATAATAGTAAATAGTTTAAATACTGAATATTATAATGAAGTTTGCAATGAATTTAAAAATATTAATATAGAAATTATAGAAACTTTATCTAATGGTAAACCGGGTAAAGGACATAATAGTGTATTTGATATTTTTAAGAAAAAAAAACAATATGACTATTTAATTCCAATTGATGGTGATGATTTCTTATATCCATATGCTTTTCATCAATTATCTAAAATAATTCTTAGTGATAATCCAGATATATTAGTATTACAAGGAAATGATTTATTGTCATGGTATAATGATTCTAATTCATCAACAGACATATATTTAAATAATTCTTTTTATTTAATAAAACAAGATGAATATCCTATAAATAAATGGAAATGTAATATGGATACAGTAAATATAAATCCTTTTGAAAATAATAAATTTATTACTCCAGTACGATTAATATTATGTAGTAGAAATATTTTTAAATTAAATATTAGCGAATTTTATTGTGAAAAATGTAATGTTATTGATGATTATTTATTTTATTTACATTTTATAAATATTTATGTTAACAATCTTTTAAAAGTATTTATTATAAATAGTAGTCATATTTACTTATATAATGATTTATCTATTTTGTCAGTTCATAATACTTTAAATTTAGATGAAGATTATAAATGTATTCAATCATATAAATATATTTTTAATAATGTTATTAATTATTTTGGAAATGACTGGGATGTATTAAAATTACCATTCAAATATATAAATCCACCATTTATTAATATTTTTAATAAATATAAAATAAATAACAATTTAATTCAAATTTTAGATTATAATGAATATATAGAAAATATAAATACTAAATATTGTATTGATTATTGTAAAAAACTTAGTATTGAAATTTATGATATTTTTAAAAAAAATATTTACTATTGGTTATCAAATAATAAAAAAAATCAAGCACTTAAATTAATAAATAAATTTATAGAAAATAATTCTAATGATAGAGAAATATATTTATTACATGATAATACAAAAATATAATAATCAAGATTAGAAAATAAAATAAAATTAAAATTAGAAAATATAATAATTAAGATTAGAAAATTAAAAAATATCTATAAATTTTTTTTTTTAATATTTATAATATTATATATATATATAATATGGAAAAAATTAATTCTATTGAAAATCTAAAATATAAAGACAAATATTATAAATACAAAAATAAATATTACAAATTAATGGAACAAAAAAAAATAATGAAAGGGGGTTCAAATATTACTACTATTTTTGCTGTTATTATGTCTGTTTTAGCTATTGTAGGTTTTTTTGCAGCTGGATATTATAATAAAGATAAAATCTCTGGTTGGTTTGATAAAAATTATAAATTATTAGTTCAACGACAAGAAACTAGCAAACAAAATGAATTAGCTGAACGAGCTAAACAAAGACAAATTCAAATTGATGAAGAAGCACAAAAAGAAGGAATTAAAGCTCAGCGCGAATCATTTTTAAGAGAACAAGGTGCATTAGGTATAAGGAGTATAAATAATGACGTCAACTTGATGGATTTAAAAAATGAATTTAATAAGGACTGGGAGAATCATATTAATGTTAATGTAGATCCCACTATTTTTAATGATTTTATTCAAAAAAAAATAAATTTATTAAAAGAAAAAAAGAATATATTTAGTAAAGTAAATCGTCCAAATATTGAAAAATTTATAAGAACACAATTTCTAAAAATATTACTAAACCCCAATAAAAATGAGAATATGGATTTAAAAAAAAAAGATGTATTTAGATTATATTTAGTTGATATGAATGATCAACCGATAAGTGATGATAATGTTAACGAAGATAAATTACTTCATTATTTATTAATAAAGTGTCCTTTTAATATATGGACTGAATTGGATAGATTAAAGTTAATTGATCCAGAAAAATTGGGTGAAAAATATAAACCTGACCCCACAACTTTAGATTTTACAATTCAAATAGAAAATAATAATGATCTATTAAGTGGTTATTATGAAACTGAAAACAAAGAACGTTTATTTGATGAAGAAATAGATATGGATCTTAGTGAAGACTGGTTAAATGAACATTTTAAAAATAAATTTGATGATTTTAAAGATAGAAAGCCCCAAAAAGATAAGTATACACAAAGAAAAAGTAATTTAAAACTAATTTTAAAAGAAATAAAAACCATGCTTAAGACTAAAGACGCCCAAGAGACTTATTTAAATCATTTAATTAAATATATAATGGATAAATATAATAGGTTGGTAAATAAAGACACTAATATATATGATCACGAATGTTTAGATATGAACGCTTATATACCAGAACTTGAGCAACTTGGTGAAATTGGAACAAGTGTAACTTTTGCCTATGACCCCAGTAATGAGGGGGTTAGAGATGGGGGCAGAAATACACGACTGATGGTAATACTTACTGAACAACAACTATATATATTACAAATAGTAAATCATATAAAGAATAAAGAAGAATTTGACCCTGAAATAATATTTGCAAATCTTCAAAAGAATCTTTATACAGAGTCCGGATATGGGGCAAAAATAGGAACAAATTCCAAATGGATCTACGACGGAGGTGAGACCGAAGATAAAAAACCAATTGGATATTTATTTAAAAATGAATTTGGTGTATCTTATTCAAAATTTGATGACCTAGCGAGAGTGAAAAGTAATTTGTTTCCTCATAGTGTAATAGAAAAGTTTTTTTCAGAGAATAGAGGGAATGGTTATAATCGCCCATTTACTCATGAACACGCACCCAATCCATCGAATGATTCTGATAAATCATCCGGAATAGATAAAAATAAAGCTAATAAGTGGATTAGTGGATATAGTGATTTAACATATAGAGATAAAAAATTTGATAGTATTTTGGGTAAAACAATAGATTATGGTATTGGGGGATGGGCGGATTATCAAGGGGGATGGAATGTCATTGCAAACTCTATATACGAACAACACGAAGATATCGGTTTTACTACAGAAAATTTTAACTGGAATATCCATTGGGTTCGTCAATGGGCTACAGGTGCAAATTGGTGGACAACTATAGGTATTGCACAAATATTAAGAAGAATTCAAGAATATATACCAGATAATAGTCAAAAAATGTTTGATATTATTGAATATATGTGTGGTATTGATAGTAATTATGGAATGATTGAAAAAAATATAACTAGTTTAAAACCATACGGAAAAGAATTAAAATTAGATTATTTTAAAATTATTATAAAAAATATAAAAAAGAAAGAAGGAGAAACAGAAGATGAAATTATGACTTATTTAAGAGAAAATATATTAAAACCTACAATTCGAAAACATTTTTATGAAGAAATATTAAATATACTTTTCTCTGAGTTTAATCTTCAATTAGGAGAAAGTAATTATACTGAATTAATGCCCTATTTTAATACTGAAAAAGGATTTAAACTAAACAAAGAAAACCTTAAGCCTAACGAATTTATCTCTTATAATTTAAATATTATAAAAAATGGACTATTAGTGCAGATCAACTCTGTGCATAATATTTTTACATATCATAGATTTTTAGACAATTTAAAAAACCTACCAGAAGAGGGGTTAGCGGGTGGAGGAGAATCGGGGGGAAGTAATAAAAGCAATAAAGACAAGATTCTTGGATATATTTCTGAATCTATTAAAAATAAACAGTATAATATTAAAATAGGAGCAAATATTTATATGTGTTATTTTTTACTGAAAAATGTAGATAATTCAAAATATAAAACTATAATAGAGGCTTTAGAAACCCAACCCGACCCCAAACCCAACCCCAACCCCAACCCCAACCCCAACCCCAACCCCAACCCCAACCCCAACC